CCGGCGGGTCCCGCCGAAGCCGAGCGGCCCACCTGGACCGGCCCCTAAGCCTACCCCTCTACCCTCTCCAAGGGATAACCCTCCAAAACCGGTTCCCCTATTTCCAATGGATGGATCTGGGCCTGCTCCCGGAGCGAAACCGCCCCCCATGCCACCAGTCATTTGAGGACCAAGACCTGGAATTCCCCGAGGGGTGTTTGGCCCTATCGTTGAACTGTTAAACTGTGCCGGCGGCGTGTTGACGTAGCCAGGGACTGCGCCAGGAACCATCATTGAGAGCGCCTGTGTCTGTGTCGGAAGCGCCTGGCTGAAGGTCTGTGGCACGACGCTGGAGGGATATTTCACATAGCCGAACATCTCAATTTGTGCCTTTGGGCTCATCGTCGTTGGCTTGCCTGGAGCTCCAATGCCGGCATAACCCGGAGTGCCCTTATAGTTGCCGAAGGCATCCATGCCGATTGATGTGCCACGTGGATCACCGTAGGCTGGCGTGAAGCCGGGAGGCGTCATGCCGCTCATGGTAGAGACGCCAGACATGCCAGAACCACCGGCCCCGGTATTGCCAAATCCACCCATTGCGTTGCCGCCGGCGCCGCCCGACATCTCTCCTGCGGTACCATAACCGCCCAAGTCGCCACCATATCCAGAGCCGCCGGTGTTGGCCAATCCACCACCACTATAGCCGCCACCGCCTGCGCCAGCGCCTGATCCGCCACTACCCATGACCTATATCCTTCTGCCTGCGAGACTTCCCGACATACCACGGGGACCGGCATTGCCGACCGATCCACTGAACCCTCCGCCAAGCGTCCCCCTAGTGCTGCCACTAAAGGTGCCGCCCGGCAGTCCACCGCCAGCAGGGTTGCCCGCCATGCCGCCCAGGCTGCTGCCTATCCTGTTGCTGGCGCTCGGCAGGCCTCGCGTGCCTGTCGGCATTCCTATCGATCCAGGGACGCCGCCAAATGGTGAGGGCGGCGCGCTTGGAAATCCAATAGTGCCAAGAACGCTATTAGGCGCGAATAATCCGGCAGTCTGGGTCGGGAGAGTAGTGCTGAAGGTCTGCTGCGGCACGACATTGGATGGATATTTGACATAGCCAAACATCTCGGTTTGCGCCGCTGGTGACATAGTCGTCGGCTTCCCCGGCGCCCCGATGCCGGCATATCCTGGTGTGCCTTTGTAGTTACCAAAAGCGTCCATGCCGATGCTCAGCCCCCGAGGGTCGCCATAGGCTGGAGTGAATCCTGGAGAGGTGTATCCGCTGATGTTTGAGATACCAGCCATGCCAGAACCTCCGGCACCCGTGTTGCCGTACCCCGACATGGCAGAGCCGCCAGCACCACTCGATTTCTCGCCGGCCGTGCCATAACCACCGAGGTCGCCGCCGTATCCAGTCCCGCCGGTGTTGGCTAGGCCACCGCCACTATAGCCGCCCCCTCCAGCGCCGGCGCCGGATCCACCAGAGCCCATCAGCCACCCCTCACATTTCCAGTTGGTCCTTGTTTGCTAGGTCCAGATGGAGACCCTTGGATGCCCCCTTGAGATGGGCTAGACAATCCTCCACCACCAAGCCCCATGCCAAAGGACGTGCTTGATGGATATCCACCGTAACCACTGCCGGCATAGCCAGCATAACCACTATAGCCCACACCAGGATTCATCGAGCCAAGCGAGCCTAAATTCGAACCATAACCAATAGTGCCACCCGGCCCCATGGCACCGTATCGGCTAATGTTTGTTGTACCGATCCCAGGTGCCGGAGCAGGAGCGGCCGGCCGGGCTGGTGCTGGCGCTGGTGCTGGTGCTGGCTTAGTCGGCACTGGCGGATTGGTCGGATACTTGACGTAGCCAAACATATCCATCTGGGCCTTGGGCGTCATGGTCGTGGCTCTGCCAGGCTCTCCTACGCCAGCATAGCCAGGCGTGCCCTTGTAGTTGCCATAAGCGTCCATGCCGATGCTGTAGCCGCGTGGGTCACCATAAGCAGGAGTAAAGCCTGGAGGGGTCATCCCTGACATGGTGGAAACGCCCGACATGCCAGAGCCGCCCGCCCCCGTGTTGCCGAACCCGCCCATAGCGTTGCCGCCGGCGCCGCCCGACATTTCTCCGGCGGTTCCATACCCACCGAGATCGCCGCCGTAGCCGGATCCACCAGTATTCGCCAGACCGCCGCCGCTATAACCGCCGCCGCCAGCTCCAGCACCTGATCCACCACTACCCATGATTATGCTCCTTCTGTCTGTGCCGGCAGCCGCCAGTCGCACTCTTCCTTCAGAATCCCGAAAAGCACAGCGTCACACTGATCGGGATAATAGCGCCGCGCTCGGCCCTCATAACGAAAGCCGGCGGCAATGATGACGTTAATGACCTTGGGCTTGTCCACCCTGGTCCGTGCCGTCACCCGCTGCACTTTAAGCTGGTTGAAGCAGTAGTCGCCGGCGACCCGAAACATCTTCTTGGTCCACAGGCCAACCACCGACATCTCGATATTCTCGCCGGTGTAGTCATTGAAGATCAGGGCCCCGACCGGCTTGCCGGCATCAGTCTCGAAGCCAATGGCGCTGTAGGGGGCGACGAACTTGGTATGGAGGCGCTTCGAGGCCCAGGCCGCGACCTCTTCCGCCTTGTCGACAATAACTCTCATGTCGGCTGCGTCTTCCAGAAGTCAGGGTTGTCCACCTCGAACTCATCGATCTCTAATGTTGACGATTGAGGCATAGACATAGAATGGTCCGTACCCTTGAGCCAATCCTCTGCCTTTTTCTTGGTCGAAAAGACCCCTGCGGGATCGGAAAAGCCATCGCGGCCATAATCGTAAAAGACCACCCAGACCCTCACAGCTGCGCCCCGTATTGAAAGTTGATGTCGAAGCCAATGACCCGATAGAGGAAGTTGCTGCCCGACGTGGCCGAGGCAAGATCGACCGAAAAGGCAGGCGATATGGCCTTGCCGATACCACCACCGGAGCGCCACTTGCGGGTCGTGCTCTGGCCAAACCACACGCATTGGCCCCATAGGCTGACGCCCCAGACGCCGAAATTGCCAACCCCTAGCGAGATTTCGTCGGCGACCTGATTGGTGTAGCCGGGCTCGGTGTAATCCACCGCGCACACCACTGAAGGACGGGCGTCAGCGTTGGGGACATCGCTGCTGAGGATAGGCGTGATTCCAGTGACGTATTTGACACGTCCCGGTGCGCCGAGATCATCGAAAGCCGGGAGCATCCTAGCCGGAATTGCCGCGCCATTGTCCGATGTGCCGCTGTCCGCCTTGAAGACCGTTCCGGCTGGTCCGCCAAAGTAAAGTCCTCCCTGGAACTGGAGCCAGCAGGTGGCGTCCATGTTGGTCCATCGCGCCCAGGCGCCGGTGGTGACGTTATACACAAATTGTTGGGCAGGCGTGCCTGCTACCGGTGGGATGTTGAGCAGGGCCATCTGGTTACGGGGATGGGTCTCAAGCTGCCAGCCGAATTCTGCAACACCAAGCCGCACTGCATCGTTGTATGCTCTTCGTATACGACGACTATAGGATTTTTCTGCAGCGGCTGTTCGGTCCGTGAGGAGCGCCACCGACATCGGAATAAGCCCGTCTTCAGTGACCACCACCAAGTCACCACCGAGCTTGTACACGGACTTTCTGCCGATCGGCTTGCCGATGTCATAGACTCCCTGTAATAGCCATTGAGTAGCGCTAGTGGGGTCAATGCCTGTATAGACGACGACCTGCCCTTCGCTGGAGATGATGGCCATGAGGTCGTCCACACCCGCGCCACCGTCAACTGTCCAGGTTGCAAGGGCCATAATGTGGCCCCCCTTAGTAAGCTGTCCGGAGATGTCGAATTCACTTAGAGATCCCGCGATAGCATCGGTATCTAGATACCACACGCTTGGTGTGTTCTCCTCGGCGAACCATAGCCGCTTCTTGTGAGCCACGATGCCGATGAGGTTGGTGGTGTCGGGCATATCGGTGAGCACCGGCACCACCCAGGCGCTGCCGTCGAAGTAGATTGGCGGATCAGAGCCGTTGACGACATAGAGATATTGCCCGGCGACGTTGCCGAACATTGTCCATTGATAGTCGCCGGATGAACGACCCGTCGAATAGCTCAAGGTCGCCGCTCCGGCGCTGGTCGTGTCGTAAATGCTGCCGTTCGATCGGGCGGCGAACATCTTCTGCACCGTGCCGGAGACGTAAGCCATCATCGTGCGGATGGAGCCGCCAACCCCGGTCGAGAAGGACTCATAGCCTCGCCTGATGCGGACAGCATCGGCCTCGGGGAACCAGTTGTCGAGAATGGGTGCTGTGCCAGGCGGCGCCTCTACCAGGCTATCCTGCGCCGTCCAGCCCTTGACGGGGGCCGGAATAGTGCGGGTCTCGATGAGCGCCGGGGCCTTGCGAGCAGGCTGCCGGCCAGCAGGGACGAGGGCCTGTCTCACCCGATTGGCCCACCCGGCCACCAGGTATCTAGTAGGCCGTCCTCATCTCGTATCCACGCCGACGTGGAGATCGAACGCGGCCCCCGATCGCGGGCAATGTGGCGGATCTTCTCGCGCTCGAAGGTGGCCATGTCCTCTTCGTAGGACAGGCCCTTGACCTGCTT